TTTTTGCCGATGGTTACGGTCTCGCCCGTAACGGTCTCTGCCGTAGCCGCGATGACGGCGGCTTCGCCCATCAGGGCAAGCGCGAGGTTGTCTTTGTCGAAGGTGTCGAGTTTCAGGCCGATTTCGGTGGGCTTGACGGTTTTCAGGCTGTCCAGTGCGCTGCCGTAAGTGCCTTTTTGCTTGGATACGCGCTCTTTGGTTTCCACGCTGGTTTGCGTGGTCAGGGCGGTGGTATTGCGATTTCGATAAAGCCCGAGCCTTTCTGATTGAGGTTGCGTACTTTGACGTCGCCCTCAAAGATTAAGCCGTGGTCGTTTTGTTTTGCCATGTGGCAGCTCCTTTAGTTTGCCGCCTGCACGGTGTCGCAGGCGAATGAAATGGGGTAAAAAGCAAAGCCGTCGTTGTATTCGATGGATGGCGAGGCGATGCGGCGGAAAGGGGTAACGGCATATTCGTCGCCCGCATCCCAGCCTGAAAACGCCCGTTGGATTGCCGTCAGAGTCTCGCCGACCTCGTACAGCGTGGATTTGCCGTTGGCGGTATAGCTTCGTGCGAGGACGAAGGTAAAGTGCAGCGTCGATTTGAGGAATTTGCCGTTTTTCGCTTCGTCGGCAAAGGTCGAGCCGCCGTAAACGACATAGACCGCGCCGTCCAGCGGGGCGGCTTTGCGCTTCGCCATGCCTTGGGCGAGCAGCTCGGCAAGTTCGCCGATCTCCTTGACCGCCTTAATGCCTTTGACGGTTTTCAGACGGCCTAGGATTTCGGGATAGACCGCCAATAAGTTTTCATGCTGTTTTAAAGCCATATCAGACAATCAATCCTTCCAACCAATCGGACATTAAATCGTCAATGTCCTGATAATCTTGCGCAGACAAGCCCAAAAACGGACGCGCCGGCATGGTTTTCGTGCCTTCCTGCACATAAACCGAGTAGCCCATTACCGAGCCGGTAATCACGCTTTTTGCCGATGCCTCGTGCGTAATGCTTGCCAAGAGGTTGCCGTGGTCCACCAAAATCCCGCCGCGTCCGTTTTTGGCTTCTGCCGTAGCGGGGCTGACATCCTGCCAGCGTTTGCCGTCAGGCGCGGTTTTGGTTTCGGCGATACGACGGCGGGTCGAAGATTCGAGGATGCCGCCGATAACGCGCAAAGGCTCTTCAAGGCTGCCGTTCAACCTGCCCGACAGGCGGTTCAGGCTTTGGGCGATACGCGACAAGTCGTGCGATACCGTAATCCGCATTGCCTACTCCTTCAGCCATTCCCGCAAATCGGGTTCGGCATTGACATAAACGGCACACGTTGACGGTCTGCGGTCATCCGATACGCGGCTTTCGTCCAGCATATTCGGATTTTTGACGACCATCTTCAGCCAAGCGATTGCCGACTGATAACGCTCCTCCACAATGCCTGTTACCGCGTCGTCGTAGAGGTAGTAGCGGGCAATGTCGCAGACTTTGATTTTCAAAACCTGCGGCGCAGTGTCGTTGGTAAAAAACAGTTTCGCCGCCCGAAGGTAGCTTGCCGCTTCTTCTTCTGCATCGGCGATTGCCGCCGCCATTACTGCTTCGTCTATGGTTTCGTAGTTCTCATGATTCGACCGTTCCGCCATTTCCTGCTCGCCAAAGCGGGTAATCATGTCTTGGATGGTAATCATGCCGTCCTCCGTTTTCAGACGACCTTTAAAACTGCCTTAAAGGCCGTCTGAAATCCGTTTAAGACATGGTCAGCGTTGCCAACAACTCGGGGCGCAGAGCAATCGGCAATGGATTGGACTGCATATGCAGGCTCCAGCCTTTGTCGTGCTGCAATTTCTCGCGGCTGGCGTAATACGGCAGGGCGCGGGTGTTGACGGTCGCGTTCATGTCGGCAGGTGCGAAATACTCTTTGTAGAGATTGCGGCCGACCGGCAGCAGAATGGCTTTGTCCGCACCGATGTCGGCGTCGCTGCCGAAATGGTTGGCATACTCGATAAAGCGGATGCCTTTGTGGACAAACTCGGTCGGATTGAGCGTATCGCCTTCGCGGTAGGCGCGTGCCTCATCGTAGCGTTTGTACACTTCGAAGATGGACTTATGCTCTTTGAGCGCACTCAAAAACTCCATGCCGCAATAGACAACCCAGCCGCGCACTTGCGCACCGTTGAATTTTTGGCGTTGTTCGGACAAGAGCTTGTCCAATACCGCGCCGACTTTGGTCGTGTCTTTCGACAATTCGATGTCTTGTGTTTTGCGCTGCACTTTGAAATCGGTATTGATGTCCAAAATCACGCTGCCGTCCGCATCCAAAATCTTGCCTTGCAACGCGCCGAGCATCAGGTGCTCACGGGTGTATTCAAGGTCGTATTTGCCGCCGGCCAGCTTTTCGTTGACCTTGTCCATGACGGTCGCGGCTTGGGTCGTGCCGAAAGCGCGCAGGTTCTGCACGTCGTCCGCGCGGATGACGTCATGAATCGGCAGGTGTGGGATTTTGACGGTACGCACGGTGCGGTTCGGACTTTCGACCGCTTGGCCGGCCGAGCCGCGCTCTTTACTGGCAACCAAGTGAACTTTGCCGTCTTGGATCTCAATGTCGGCATAAGTGGTGGTCAGATATTCGGGTTCGAAAATACCCAGTTCGCGGATTTGGCTTGCGCCCGGGTCGATTTTGTTGACGGCGGTGGTCAAAGCCTGCACGCCAAATTTGCTGTTGTCAGATAAAGGCATATTTTTTCCTTATTTCAAATAATTAAGCATCAGATGCACCGAATTTCGGCAGGTTTACGTAAACAATCCCATACGCGTCACCTTCTTTTTTCATAACCGCGTCGGACAGGAATGCAGTTTTAGCTTGGGTAAAAATATCCTTACACTCAATGATGCAATTGAGTGGCTGAACAATAACTTTCCCGTCAGCTTCATCTGTTAAAGCAACAAGTTTTTTATTGCGTAGCGGATACGTCACAAAACTACCCGCTTTAGTACCGGCATCGGCAGCAACAGCCACACGCGTCAACGGAGTCGCTTCGTATTTCAAAAAGTCGGAAATAACAGGGCCGAGGATTTCGGTTTTGGCTTTAGACATAAGAGCCTCCCAATAAGCCTTTGTGGCTGGCTACGGAGAACTTGCCCTCCGCCTCGCCGGTGTGTTCGGATTCGTCTTTGCCTGCGCCTTCGCTCAACAGTGCGGGTGGTACGGCAGACTGGGTGGTTTTCGGTGTCAAATCAGCAATCATGGCTTCCGCCGCTTCGATGTCGGCAGACAAAAGCACGGTCATGGTAGCGTCGGACAAGCCTTCAAACTTGCCGTCTTCGCCTTCCTTAAAGCCGGCGGCGGACAATTTCGCCTTGACTTGGTTTTTCTTGGCAGCCGCTTCGGCTTCTTTCAGCTTTTTCTCGGCTTCGGCTTTTTCAGCCTTGAGCGTATCGACTTCCGCTTTCAGGTCGTCAAACGCTTTCTTTTCTTCGGGTGTCATAGATAACTCCAAAGGTTGTTTAAAAATATCCGGCAAGGGACTGCCGTCCGACAACACCACCGCCTCCGTCTCGCCATCTACACCGACGGCGGTAAACGACACCTCGCGTATCGCACAACGGCGCAGGATGACGGCCGGCCCGGTTACTTCGTTGCCGTTGACGGACAATACTGCGCCCGCCGCCAGCTCCTCGTAGGATTCCGCCTGCGCGTAAACCGACATTTCCCAAGGAAAACCTTGGTCGGCTGCTTCGGCGATCTGCGTGCCAAACTCGTTGGACAACAGACTACCTTCCGCAATCAGGCCGTCCGCCGTTACCGACAGGCTGCACACGCCCGCCATCTTGACGGGGGAATGCTCCAACAGGACGGGGACGGACGCTTTGTGCGACAGCTGGGCCAAATCGACGACTGTCTGATAACCGCCGTAGCCGAAGGGCTTGCCCGAATTGGCAACGCCTTTAAAAGTACGCACCTTGTCGGCACCGGTCGCCAGGGCAACCGGCAGCGCGGCGGACAATTTGATTTTGAGGGGGGTGTTGTTCGTATCCATTGCTCAATTTTGCCTTGCCAAGTTCAAAAAGACGGACGGCAGGATTTCACTTCCCAATCCAAATGCAAAAGCCGCCTAAAACCCGAATATCAGGTTTCAGACGGCCTTTGAAAATCCTCATGCGTAAAATATGAAAATACCCACTTTAAAACCGCTTTAGAATCGCGTCAGATTGATTTTTAAGATTCTGTCGGGGGTTTGCCTATCTTCGGCATCTGACCCGCCTAAAATCGCAAATTTGGGGCATATCCAAAAATGCAGACGGCGGCGGTTCAAAAAAACGTTTTCAGGGGCATTTTAGGGCTGCGTCAGATTGCATTTAAACTCTCGGATATATCTTTGCCTATCCTGACCGATAAAACGCGCTAAAACACGAAATTTGAGCGGTTATAAAAAAGGCCGTCTGAATCGGTTTCAGACGGCCTTTGGGTTATACAGGTTTAAATCTCGGATCGGCTTCCAGGGCGGCTTTTAAAGCCACTTTAAACGGCTTCACGGATTCCAGCCGGTCGGCACCCTGCATAATGAGATGATAAATAGCACGATAATATTTTTCCGGCGCGGCATGGATAGAAAAAACTTCCCAATTACTGTATTCAAATTCTTCCGCATATTCCGGCGCAATTTCATACATGGCAGGGGTCATATAAGCGAACAAATCCGCACACGCTCCTTTGTTCATCTCCACTTCGTCCCAATGGTATGCATCATCATCCTGTTTGATTGCACGGATTGTCATTCCGCTAGGCGTACTCATTTTGATTCCTTCACTAAAATTCTGATTTTATTCCTCTGTACTTCGGGTAATGATAGCACATACTGAAGCACCCGATGCCGATTTGTCAGATTTAACGCCGAAAAATCAAGCGGTACAATATCAGCTTTCTGTAAATGTTCTTGGATGGTTTTCATCTGTCCGCTCCAGATTTCGTCCGTTTTCTGAAAATAATGATTCATCTTTTCAA